GTAGTTCCTCAGATGGTATATAAAATAGAGTCGAAGTGTCCACTACATAATCCTTACATTTAGTATTTGGACATTTGCCATGAGCTGAATTTCCGACTATATCAGTTGGTCTAAGATTATAGTCCTTACCCACTCTCATGTCTTTATTACGATGCGCATGGAAGTAATAAAGTTTACAGGTCGCACATATATGCCCGTGTAATTCAAACCTACTCTGTAATTTATGCTTTATATCATCATAATCAGTGAACGCATAATGTTTGGATCCAGAGGTTATAGTTTGTGGTGACACACTAGTCTTGAAAGCCTTGTTACACTCCCTTGTTGCGTCAGGTATTAAATCACTAGGCACACGTGCTAAAGCATAACTTTTAAGCAGCTGCAGTTCATCAAACGAGGTGTACAGATAGACGCCTCTTATTCCTGGTGGCACCTTAGCCTTAACCCCTCCATTCTGTTGTGTAATCTTGACCATAACTAAATCCTGGCCAATAAGACTTTGACGCATTACTACCTCAACAATCAAATTCTTATATGCTGTGCGCTGTGCTGTATACAACTCAGGAAACAGATCTTCATGCATATAATATGAACCAGCATCTTTCCCGGTGACATCGGGGTAGCAAACAATATTATTTTGTGAACGCCACCAATAACCTCCAACATGAATGTCAGTTGCCATTTTACACCCTAACACTGCACCGTCGACCTTGGGATCATATATATGTAGGACGTGGTAACTTTCCCACTGTATCTTTTTCTTTATATGTGCGTTGGTTAATTCATCCAATAAACCTGTATAGTATAAACTATCATTAGAAAAGAGCGTCGCCATATTTGTGTGGGTACATTCCTTTATTGTCAAACAAGTACAGTAGCAACTGCGATCCTTTGCATTACTTACTACCGTAGCATATCTCAATGAATCTTTTGGTGTGATAACAGGACGATTAATATGGGCTTCAGGCCAATTGAACCATGTTCTAGAATTGCCCTGCCAATCAATAAGTTGTATGATTTTCTCTGTTTTAAGATAATTAAACGCACTTTGTAAAAAATCATCACGTGCATATTGCATTATGTAGTGTGGGTTTGTATTAATCTCTCTAAAAGGAAGATCATATAAGTTTCGGATAATGTACTTACCATCAGTAACCAACACACCCTTACGCATCTTGTGCTCAACCTGATTCACGGGATCCTTTTTATCCGGATCAGGTGTAGTAACTACAACGGGCATCGGTACAATATCAATTTTCTTTTTAAATTGTATATCATCAT